CCACTAAGCCTGGTTGGCACGTAAAACCTAATACTGCTCCAGCAGGTTCAGCCCCTACGAACAAGATGTTGGGCAAGATACGAATTCCCGCTGGTCTGTGCCTTATCGTCGGAGCCGCCGATGCTGGCAAAACGCCTCTCGCCCACGCATTAGCCGGGGAGGGCGGCGGTGAGTATGCGGTTGTTCGTTTCGGAGAACCTCTTTCAGGCTACGATCTGGACGAGACTGAAGCGGCGCTGTCACTCGTCGGTGCCATGCTCGACGGTTACGACGTCGTCCTCGATTCCGTCAAGGATGTTCTCTCTTTGATGGGTGGCGCGGCCATGAAATCTGGTCTTGCGCGCGAGGTGCTACCTATGTTTAGCCGTTGGTCTACGCTCGCGGCCGACATGGGTGTAACTCTCTACGTCCCAGTCAACCCCTCATCTCCGGATGACGAAGTTGTTGACTTGTTAGTCGAGGCGACCAAGTCCAACGCCACGATGACCGTCTTCGGAGAAGGAGGTGATAAGTGGGCGTTCGTAGCAAGACGAGGCGAAGGTCTCATGCGCGAGAAAGGCGACTTTTCAGCCGCCTACGACAAGCGCGGCATCGTTACGCTCGCAGTCGGGTCAACCGCGTCCGCTAAGGGCAAGGAGTATGCAAGCGAAACAAAAATCGGCAGCAATATTAGCGACGCTCAGTTTGCCGCTTCTATCCGTCGCTCTATCCACGCAGTAGCCTATCAATAATACAAAGGAATCAAAATGAGTACATCTAACAAAACAAACAAACCTCGCAACCCAAGCACAGGCGCTGGCCGTACTAATCGTACATCCAACGTCAGCAAGGTCAAAACGTCTGGTGAGAATGGCATGCCATTGGATTCTGACACCATGTTGCCTGGCTCTGATGGCCCTATCGGTGCAGATTCTGAGTTCGAGAGCGGCGTAGCCCAAGATTCCGACGTTCACCACGTTAGCCGCGGCAGCGGGGTTCGCTACATCCACGTAGTGGAAGAAGGCAACTACAGTCTGCCCTCCGACACTATCGACGTTCGCATCAACTCAACGATCCTCGACCGTCTTGCCGGCACAGTCGTAACAGAGCCTATTCTGCGCAGCAAGCCTAATCTTAACATGATTATGCGCCGCGCCGCTGATCCTAGCGTTCGCGAGAAATGCGCTGGTTTCTTTCTAACCGGTCGCGTAGCTGCGGTCATCGAGAGTGTAGTGCCGGTTCACACTATGCGTCCTGGCGAATCAATTATCCTTCAAAAGGAGCTGTTCAAAGCCGTTACTAAGGCCGACTCTGACCCGCGAGTCCAAATGGTTCTGAGTGAGATCCTTAACAGCTATCTTACAGACTGCGGCGTAATTCAAGAACAGGGGTCCTTTACCACGCGCATGTATTACCCTTTCGTCGCTGTATCCGTAAATAGTCTCGCCGAGGATATCGGCATGCAAGAAGTCGTTCGTGTGCTTGGTGGTGTGGATCGCATTAGCCTATCACAGAAGAAATATACTACTAAAACGTTTGCGGCTGCTGTTGCGCAAGCGTTATACCCTGTAGGTAAAGCTTTCCTCGACGTAAACGAGTTGAGCGGTATCATTGGCGATATTGTTATCGGTGTACGCGCTGAGCTTGATCCCACCTTGCGTGGATTCCGCGGCAGCGTCACCCAGACCTGGCGCGATAACGTTGTGGTGCAAGAAATGTCGCACAACTACGTGTTCGTCGAGGCTGCGTTGAACCTGCCCGTTGGTAATGCTGCAAATATCACGCCACTAAATGACGGTTGGAAGCTAAACAACTGGGCTCCAATCATTCTCGCTGCGCTGAAAACCTCCCAACGTTACGCGATCGTCGGCAAATCCGAAGTGACGCGCACTCTCGGTCTGAAGAAGGTGCGCGATTTGCGTGGTCGTGCCGTGTCGTATGTTCTGCACCGTTCCGCGCGGCCTGAAGCGGTAGCTCAGAGTGTGTACGCATTCAACGACATCGAACTCAAAAACGCAGTGACCGTTGTTCCTACCAAGGAGCGTATCGCTGAAGCTGTTGCCGCTGCCTATGGCAACAACACGGCTCTCGGTACCGATACTGCAGCTAAGTATCTTCACAGCTTTTTGACTCACGCTGTTGAAGGCGGTTTCACGAACGCTCACCTCGGTTATCACATCGATCTTGGTGAACTGCAGGCTGCTGGTCACCACGAGGTCGCTTGTCTCATTTCCGAACGTGTGCGTGTTAAGATCGAGTCTGACGGCACGGTTCACCATCCAGGCGTCGACGCTGCAATGGAGCGCGATCACGGTTGGTGGTACCAAGTCGCTACTACAGAACGCGATTTCGGCAGCCGCGTGCGTGGCCTGTTTGATTCGTCGACTTTTGTTACGAATCAGATCGGTGAAGTATTTCTCGCTACTGATGAGTTCGAGCCTCAGGGTGTCTACGACCCTAGACCGCAATTGATAGCCCCCGTGGCGTTCGACAGCCGTATCATGGACTTTGACACGGAGACCAACCTCGCTAGTCTGACATCTCGTTACGCGTGGGACGTCACCATCAACAACACCAGGGTCTTCGGAGCCTTTAAAGCTTCCGAACTTGGCGGTATGAAATCCCTCGCGAATACATCACTTGTTGTACCTATCTACAACGATGATGTGTTCCATACGGTGGTGTCTGTTTTCAACACGATCGAAGAACTTCTCGATGCTGTTGACAAACAAAGGACTAAAGACGGCGACGGCCCTAGCTATGATACCTCGTCATATCTGCGCAGACTTTTAGGCGGAAGCCTTCTTCGCTACGCTCAGTTCCTGTCACCCGGTTTCCGTCAGGAGGTTCACAAAGGAATGGTCGACCGCGCTGTAACAAAATTGCTGCCAGACGCAGCGATGGAGTTGCGCGCTCGTCTAAGTCAACGCGAGTTCGGTGGTTATGCGGACGTTTCCGCTCTCATGCTGTTCTTGACCATGCAAGGTT